TAGGTTAGTGTCAAAAAACAGTTTCGGTCGTGGCACGAAGCCTCGTGCACGATCCGAGCCGCCCACATACGTGAGCGATCGAGTCGGCAACCTAGACATTGCCCACAAGCTACCTCCAGATTCTCTCCCAGCGATTCTGAGCGCTTGAAGGTTAGTCCTCCTGTCTCTTTCGACACATAGCCTTTTAAAGGGCTATAGCACGGCATCTAGAGGCGAATACCGCCTCGCATGGGGCGGGGGGAGACATTCCGCCAATGCGTCTTCTTAGCCGTGTTCGTGAATAGCTTCTTACTCTGCTTCATACCCATCGATCGACGCTTCATAGTCATATCCTCACACTTTATGAATTAGCTTTCGGACCTTCCTTTCACATGCAACGCAGGCAAGCTGCGCATCAAAAAAAACCTTCCGGTTTTCAGGTTGGACACATTCCATACCAGCAGCGGCAAGACGTATCGCTGCCTCTTCCAAAAATTTCGCAACATCCGCCATAGCCGATTGTGCATTCTCTTTGTCCGTCATCTCGTAAAACTCCCTCACAGTATCAAATGGAAAAACGTGCCCTAAAATCATCCTCGGGACCCTCGGATTGTATCGTGACCCCTTAGTGGTGTCACTCCGCCAGTTGACATCTAGTAGCTGCAACTGGCGGTGTTCCGGCAAAGCCGTCTCTAAGCGAAATAGTAAGAATTCCTTACCAGTTCGACATGTCATTCGCTGGCCGCTTTAGCGCCGCGAAATAGGCCTGTAAGGCCTCCTCATACCGCTTCGCTTCGTACCCACGCCGTGGGTTATTCGGAAAAAGCCCGGGGTGTGACCCCCGGGCACGGCGATTACTCGCCTTCACCGTCAGCCCCTGGAGAGGGAGGAGCCGGGGGCTGCGGTTCTGTACGCTGTCCCAGCTGATTAAGCGTGGGAAGCTGATTACCCGGAGCAGCTAGAGCTGGCAACAGCTGCTCCAAACGACCGTCATTTTCTGGATCGGTCGCAAATGCGAAAAACTTAGTCGGTGACCACTCAAACTCTCGTTGAATCTCCGAAGGAAGGTCCTCGAACAGAGTACGACCTGCTGCAAGCTTTCTCGCTGTCTCTTCAAAATCCAGGCCGCTAAAATCTCCATAAACGCCCTGATCACGCTGGATCGTGTGCAACGTCCCAGCTTTAGCATGCTTCGCAAGCATCTTATTAATATCGGTATCGTCCTTAAAGGCCTGCTTAGTTACACCATCGGTGTATTCTTCATGAAACTTCGTTTCTAACATTCCCATTTTTTTATCTCCCAACCTTCGGTCGTGGAATATTAATATTAATACCGCCGCCTTTCTTACCCATGCGGCCTAAAATAGCACCTAAACCTAATGAACGTATCGCGTCAAGCGCAGGGCCGCTTAAACGCTTTGCAACTTCGTAAGGAATCTCACCGTCGTTATCCGCCAACATCTGGAAAAACGCTTGAGCACTACGAGCCTCAGGAATCCTAAGCTCCCTTAATACGTTCTCCAACCGCTGACCTTCCGTAGAAGCTAAAGCCTGACCTGTTTGAGCTTGTACAAAACCGCTCTGACTCTGCGCAAGCTCCGCCTGAGCTCGAGCATGCGCTGCCTGCTCAATAGTAAGCCTATGCGACGCCTGAGCCTGTCTAGCTGCTAACGCTTTACCTGTAGCCTCTGAAACACCAGCCGCAAACATCGCTTGCTCATTACCTACTTGTGCAAGCGCTCCCGCTGGTGAACTCGCATCAAACTTGCCTGCGAGAATAGGATTAATACCAGCCGCCGCCAGATCAGACTGGCGACGCTGAACAGCCGTGTTAGACATCCGTTCCTGAAAAGCCATCTGCTGCTTGGCAAGCTGAATATTCTGCTTGTTCGCAGACGCCTGGCCTCTCGAACCAATCAAACCGCCAAGCAACGACCCGGCGGCCCCAATGGCAGCTGACCAAGACATTAAAAATGGTCCAAATTACCAGGAACACCATACAACGGCATAGGCCGAACACACTTCAAATTGAAATAAGTATCTAAAATAAAATGAGGCTCACTAGGAACCGCAATCGCTCGATCAAGCGGAGCTCCGGTATTAGACTCTATAAAAGTTGGACCAAGCGACGGAGTCGTCGCAAAATCTTCAGACAAATGCCAAGAGGACAAACTACTAGGCGCATCAACATTAAACAAACCAGTTAACCGAGAGGGTTTATAACGATACTCTGCATACCGTTCTTGATATCCAAAAACAGCGTCATCTACCGAACTGTTGTTTGCGTAATAAATCTCTTTATTAAGAACGGCTTGCTCACCAATCTGCGCAAGAACCGGATAATAAAAATCATACCGAGTAGACTTTGACCAATAGCGATCCAAACCTTGACTGTAAGTAATGTCGCCACGAACATTAGCCAAACCGATAATCATACCGTGCTCAACCGCACTGTAAGTCCAATCATGGGAACCGCTAACCGTTCCCATAGCTCCCAGCTGGCCTACATAGTCGCCAGACTGTCCTGCCGTATTCGCCACTGGCGTAACATTGACCATAGAACTACCACCGCCAATATATTCCGGACGCTGAACCCTAAAATCCGGAACCGTCACACCAAAATGAGCACGAATCAACTCGTTATACCGGGTACCGCCTCGCGCGTCGCGCTCGAGCAACCGCTGGGTCTGAAACGCTAACCGCAAATCGTTAATAGTCGCCGCCGTAGCGTCGCCAAGATCTGCATACAACTGCTGTGTCGTACCGATCTTAGAGGTATGAATCAAAACATTATCGTTAGTAGTACTCTGAAGAAGATTAACTTCAGTACCAAGAGAACTATTAATAACAGAAGCAGAACCGGTAGCGCCAGTAACAGGCGCCAGGCTCCCTAGCGGCAGCTGTACACTGGCGCCTTTCTGAGGGCTAGGAAGAGAGGAAGTAAAATAATCGTGGCGCTTACCACGCTTCAAAAGACCATAATTAGCAGAATTATGAGCGCCACCTGTACCAATAAAAGCCGCATTCTGCAAATTCTGATCTCTAAACCACTCATTCCAAATAAGGTTATAAGCCCTAAAAGGCAAACTAGAAATATCTGAACTAGCCAAAACGGTCTGAGGAAGACCAAAATAATCAAAAATGCTACCCGCGGTCACGGTAACCGTGGGATTAGAAAATGTGGGAACTGTATAGTCAATCGAATCGTCAGGATTTGCCCGCTCACCATGAAACTTCTTAAAATCGTCCCAAACAAGACGATACGGAACAAAAAAGAAAAAAGTCTCCAAATACATATTATCCATAATAGGATGTAGAGGCGTGCTAAGCCGCCCCATAAAGTTCGCATTCATCCGGAACGTATCGCCTGGCATTACGTCATCCACATAAATCGGAATCAGCCAGTCTGCATCGAAAGTCGTCTTAAGACCGTGGGAACGGTCGAAGGTAGACCGCGGGATCTCCGCCCGCGGTACCTGACTAAAACTGTGTTGCATAACTGAACGCATTAGTGTGTCTCCTCGAGCACCGCGGCCTGCGCCGCTTTATCGACTTTATAAGAAACCAACTCCCAGCAATTCGCCAAACGCTGGGGATTCTCCGGAATAAGTTCTCCGGACTCCTCGTCAAACATTCCAATTCTGAACAAAATATAATCGTGCGGATGCCGCCCGATCTCGTGCTCTGCATCATTAGCAATATCAGTCACTGCACGGACTGCTTGCCCATCTGCAGCAAGCATAAAGGGCCGTGCATAAAGCTTAGAAGCCGTATCGTAAATGCTATAAATATTAACTTTCATAATTCAACCATCCCTCGTTTTAACATAGTAGTCTGAGCCTTTTTCACTAGGTACTTCTGCTGGAGGCGCTCAGACGTAAACTCCTCCGAATTCCGTTCGCGAAATTGCTTTCGCTTCTCTTTTACCTCATCAAACAAAATCTCGTCAATCTTTTTTAACTGCTCGTCATAGTATCGTGGCGCCTTCGGCACGATCCCGTGTCCTGAGACTGGCACTTCATCCGACGGATAGACATCCGTCTTGTACTTCTCGAACCATTCCATGCCTATACCTGGACGCCGACTCATAGTGGTATATTCTGGCTGTACTGACCAGCTTTCACCTGTATCTGGATCTACTCGGAGATAGTGTTCATGAGCATTAACACCGTTAACTTTCTTAAGAATATAGCGCGCACAATAGGCCGCGCTTTGAAAAGTAACCTCGCCAATCGTATGAAAACCGAATGGCCAAAGCTTTTCCAAAGTGGGGGATACGTACAACGGATTCTCTCTCCCTGGATAAAACAACTGCTTGTCCTCCGGATCGAATCCGAAAAGACACGCATGGTAGTGCGGGCGTCCGTTCTCGTCACCGTACTCACCGCAATGGTAATAGCGTATGCGGTCATTGGGGAACCGCTTCCGGAGGCGTTTCATGAACTTCTGGAAATCCTCCTTACGCAATGACCCGTCAGCCGGAACATGTTCCGGACTGTAGGTTAGTGTCAAAAAACAGTTTCGGTCGTGGCACGAAGCCT